AGTGTAAACAATATGACACAAACAGCAAATATACCTGGCTCAAAATCAGGTAATTCTGATAGTGAAAATATTATAGGAGCAAGTTTATTTAGAGACAATTATTTTAATTCTTTCAAAGACTTTCAATTTGAAATAGATGTGCCTGGTAGGACAGATATAGAATGTGGTAATATAATTTACATACAATATCCAGCACCTAGATCTAAAACAGCAGATTTAAGTTTTGATGATATATACGATAAACAATTATCAGGCAAGTATATTATTACAGCAATAAGACATAAAATAGATACAGTAGCTCATGTTATGAAAATGGAAATTATGAAAAATGGATTGCCTGAATCAATGGGTGAGCCGGAGAGTAGAGATGAGTAAATTAAAAAATTATGGTAGATTAAATGTTCCAGATTTTGTCTGGTGGATAGGTGTTGTAGAATCAAGAGCTGATATTACAAAAACAGGAAGATACAGAGTTAGAATTATGGGGTATCATACTTCTGATACAGAAATACTTCCTACTAAAGACTTGCCTTATGCGCCTGTTATAAACGATCCTACAAATGCAAGTACATCTGGAATTATGGAAAATCCTAATCTATTACCTGGCTCAACAGTAATAGGATTTTTCTCTGATGGAGATGAAGCACAAATGCCTGTTATATTAGGTTCCATATCAGGACTCCCTGCAAAGAAAAACGAAGATATTTATGTAGAAGAAGGATTTAAAGACCCTACTAAAACATATCCTAGAGGAGGTTTTGATGAGCCTCTCCAAGACGGATTAGCAGGAGCAGGAGAACCTGACATATCTAGACTTGCTAGAGATGAAGCAGCAGAAACACATTACACACTACAAACAAAAAGAGCTGAACGAGAAGTAGATATAAGAACAGCATCAGCTCCTTCAGTAGAAACAGATCAAATATTAGATGATAAAGAAGGTATAGATTACGAAGGACAAAAATGGGAAGAGCCTTATGCCAGAGGTAAAGGACCATATAAAACATTTGAAATGGAAGAATTTACTCCTAAATATTGGGACGCTTTATCAGATCTCAAATCAGGAGGAACAGGTATTCCTAAAGAGCCAGGAACATATACTTCCATGTATCCTTATAATCAAGTTAGAGAAACAGAATCAGGATTTACTACAGAAATTGATAACACAGCAGGCAACGAAAGATATGCTTGGTATCACCCTGTAGGAAATTTTGAGGAAGTACAAGCAGACGGAACAAGAGTAAATAAAATTAAAGGCTCTGACTATGAGATTGTAGCAAAAGATAAAAATGTTCTTATAAGAGGTTCTTGCAATGTAACTATATTAGGCGATGCCAAAATGTTAGTATCAGGAAACAAATATGAGGAAGTCGAAGGAGATTATTTCTTAACAGTTTTAGGAGACAGAGTTACAAAAATTAATGGTAACGATATTAAATCTGTTATAACAGATGAAAACACATCTATAAAAGGAAACAGAACAGTTCGTGTAGCATTGGATGATACACAAACAATAGTAGGAAAACAAGAAGAAACGGTTGCTAAATCTAAGAGTGAGAAAGTAGGAGGCAATGTAACAGAAACATTTGCTGGAACACATAATACAGTGGTTTCTAAAACTAGATTTAATCAAATAGGAAGTCATAGCAATGTACAAGTAGGTGGCAACTTATCATTAGGAGCAGGTGGAACAAGCACATTGGCATCTCAAGGAGATCAAACAATAAGAACATTTGCAAACTTAGATATGGATGCAGATGTTTCAATGACTATTGATTCACCTACAATGTCTATAGATGGACCTGCAGGAAATATTACATCTAATAATGTAACATTACATACACATACACATGGACAAACAGGTGGTACCAACCCAGATTCAGATAAAGATGTAGATACAAAAGCACCTACATCAGGAACATAATAGGAGGATAAAATGAGTTGCGGATTATCAGAAGCAATGAAGGGAGCAGCAGATCAAGTAGATGCTTTAAACGAAAAATTTGATGCTGCAGTTATGAATTCACCAATAGGAGAATTAGGAAATATAGCAGAGAAGGCAGAGGCAGCAGCACAAGGTGTTATGGATAAATTAAATGATGCCATACCATCAATTAAACTTCCTAACTTGCCTTTTGATCAACTACCATTACAAGATCAATTTAAAGAGTTGGCAGCATTAACAGCATTGGGTATATTACAAGCGCCAAAAATAGCTCAACAACTTGAATTAATGAAAAGAAAGTATAAAGGTACTGATATAGACATAGATAATTTAGCACAACTATTAAGAAGTGGTGCAATGGATATAGATAAAATATGTAAACTAGTACCTAATGTAGACATGCAAGGTGTTAATGTAGAAGTCAAAGGTGTGCCTACATCATTTCCAGACATCGATCCTGTGGCACTAATTAGAAAAGGTAAGTTACCAGACTCTCCTATTATAGACAAAGACTTTATTCATTTAGATACACGGGTTGTTAGCAAAAAACAAGCTGATGATTTTTTAACTATAGAGCTACCATCCTTTGACTTTTAAGTATAAATACTAATATGGCCGTTCAAAGACAAAAAATAACTAGACTATATAAAGATTTCGATCTAGCCTTCGGTAAAAATGCAATAACGGGTGATATTAATAAAAAGCTAGATGTAAATGCTGTTAAACAGTCAATGAAGAATTTAATATTAACTGAGCTTATGGAAAGACCTTTCCAACCAGACTTGGGTTCTGCTTTAGCTGGTTTGTTATTTGAAAATGCTACAATGTTTACAACAGAAAGAATCAAAGTAACAATAGAAACATTATTAGAAAACTTTGAAAGACGTGCAAAAATTAATAGTATAGATGTAGAACCTAATATTGATAATAATAGGTATGATGTATCAATTAATTTTTATGTTATAGGTATTAACGAGCCACAAGAATTAGAAGTCAAACTAGAGAGAATACGATAATGGCACAATTAAATTTAACAGAATTAGACTTTGAAGATATAAAAACTAATCTAAAAGCTTATCTGAAATCACAAAGTGAATTTTCAGACTATAACTTTGAAGGGTCAGGCTTAGCAACACTAATAGATTTGTTAGCATACAATACACATTATAATGGTATGTTAGCACACATGGTTTCAAATGAAAACTTTATTGATACTGCTGTAAAAAGAGAATCAGTAGTATCTATTGCAAAGGCACTAGGATATACCCCGAGATCATATTTAGGAGCAACTGCAACAGTAACAGCTACAGTAACACCACCCACATCTTTTACAGATACAACCTTAGAACTTAGTAGAGATACTGCTTTTACATCTGCTATAGGAGGCGTAACATATAATTTTTATCCTTTAGAAAGTGTAACAGCCTCAGCACAAGTTATGGACGGTGTAACAAAATTTGTTTTTACAGACTTATTATTAAAAGAGGGTGTAAGAACATCAAACTCATTCACAGTAGAGGCAGCAAATCCTCAAGGTCCTTATATTATTCCTAATAGAAGTGTTGATGCTTCTACAATAAGAGCTAGAGTACAAACATCTTTAGGAGACACTTCACTAACTACATGGAATAAATCTACAACAATATTAGATGTTAAAAAAGATAGTAGAGTATATTGGTTAGAAGAAGGAATAGATGGATTAACACAATTAAGATTTGGAGATGGTGTGCTAGGAACAAAACTTGCTGTGGACAATATTCTTTCAGTAGATTATATTGCAAGTTCAGGCACAACACCCAATGGAGCCAAAACATTTAATGTAGCTGGGATTGTATCATCATCAGGAGAAACTGTTTCTGTTGCTACTTCTAGTCCAGCATCAGGAGGCAACATCCAGGAAACAGTAGATGAGATTAGATTTAACGCACCAAGATTAAATGCTACAAGAGATAGAGCAGTTACAGAATCAGATTACAAATCATTAATATTACAAAGTAACTCTAATATACAATCGGTAGCAGTTTGGGGAGGAGAGAAAAACGATCCTCCTATATATGGTAAAGTATTCATTTCATTAAATCCTGTCGAAGGACAAATTATAACAGACCAGGATAAAGATAATATTAAGAATAGTATTATTGATCCTAAAACACCTGTAGCTATTACACCTGAATTTGTAGATCCAGAATACACATACTTACAACTAGAAGTTATATCTACATATGATCCTAAGATTACAGGATTAACAAAGGGTGAAATAGAAACAGCAGTTAAATTACAAATAGATAACTATTTTACCAACTACTTAAACAAATTAAATAAGAGTTTTTATTATAGTAGACTACACGATTTAATTAATGCACAAACACCTGCTATTATATCTACAAACATACAAATAGGATTACAAAAAAGAGTTAAGGTTACATTAAATAGTGACTTTAACTATACGGTTAAGTTTAATCAAAAACTTAATCCTAGAGAATTATCAAGTACATTTTTTAACTTGGAAACATCGGGCTCAATTACCAAAGTATCTTTATCCGATGTTCCAGCATCAACAGTAGTTGCACCATTATATAGTGGAACAGGAGTAGTTAACGCAGTAGGAATAGACGGTTCAATTATTAAGGCAGTAGGAACAATTAACTACGATACAGGAACAGTAGAATTGCCTGCAATGAAGATTACAAGTTTATTAGGAACAGAAATAAATTTAAGAATTAATGTAAAACCTCATGACAGTATTAAAGACATTACAACACAAGCTCTAATTAGAACATCTGATACAAGTACAGCAGCAGTAATTGCAAAGCCTTCTCGTAATACAGTTTTATCTAAAGATGATAGTGTTTTAAATTCTACAATTAATACAACATCAGGCATAAAAATAACAGCTACTAAAGAAGTCGAAGAAGTTTAATGGCAGATTATATTCCATCATATTATAGATATGTATCATCTATAACAGTTACAGCCGGAGGTACGGGGTATAATAATGCTCCTACAGTTACCTTATCCGGCGGTGATGGAACGGGTGCAACAGCAACTGCAACAATATTCAGTGGATCAATAACAGGCTTTGTTATTACAAACAAAGGCACCGGCTATAATACTGCACCCACAGTTACAATAACACCTCATGCTAGCGATACAACAGCAACAGGAGCAGCAGGTACAGCAGTATTAGACGCAGCTCAAGGAGCTTCTAGTTTAGAAATAACAAATAACAGTTTTTTAATTAAGGAACAGGTACCTCAATATATTAGAACAGAGTATCCTGTATTCGTTACATTCCTAGAAAAGTATTATGCTTTTATGGACGCCAATTATGGTGAGCCTAATAATTATGTTTCAGATATAGATTATGCCCAGGAGGCATTCTTAGATAAATGGCGCGGAGCATTAGTATCAGATTTTCCTAAATTATTAAGTGCAGATAAATCCTTCTTTTATAAAAGAGCAAAAGATTTTTATGAATCTAAAGGTAGTAAAAGATCTATAGAAGCTTGGTTTAGAGTATTATTTAATGAAAATGTAGAAGTATTATATCCTTATCAATATGTACTTAAACCTTCAGACGGCATCTATAATGTAGAAACAGCCGTTAAGATTCAAGAAGCAGAACATGGTGGAGGCAGTTTAGAACCACTTACATTAGAAGGTAAAAAGATTGATCTTAGATATAAAGAAACAACAGGTACAGTTTCAATCACAAAAACTGTTAATGCTAGTGTAAGAAGAGTAGAAAAGAACACATACCAAACAAATGGATTAACCTTACAAAGATTTGAATTAATCTTAGCATTCGATGATGCCGGCGTAACAACTATTGAAGGACCAGGAGCAGGAGCAACTTTTACTGCTGCAGTTTCAGGAGGAGCAATAACAGGCATTACAGTTGATACTGCAGGATCAGGTTATAACGCAGCACCTCCCGTACAAATTTTCCCAGCTTCAGGAGATACAATAACAACACAAGCAACAGCACATGCTTTAGTAGCTGATGGAAAAATTACAAGTATTGTTATAGACAATGCAGGAGCAGGATATACAAGTGCTCCAACAATAGAATTAGATTTAGAATCTATTAAATCCTATGTTGTAGATGACGGTGCAGCAAACAACGACTCAGATATATATGGTTATATTGTTAGAGTATTAACAGGTGTATCATTTAAATCTTACACAGGCTCAGCAGCTAACGCAGGATTTAAAGTAGGACAGATATTTGCTATAAACGAAACAGGAGATGACGGAAAAGCATACGCCATCTCAGGTTATTTTGCTGAGGACTATACATTTATAGGTGGCTCTAATGATGCCTATATAAGAGTAACAGCTGTAACAACAGCAGGCCTTCCATCAGCATTTACCGTTGTAAATCCAGGATCAACATTCCTTAAAGATACAGCGGACATACAAATTACCTCTCCCTCAGGAGAGACATGTACTATTACATTAACAACAGGATATCTATTTTCATACGAAGGTAAATATAAAAACGACCAAGGTAAATTATCCGATGTTAATGTACTGGCAGACAACAAACGATACCAACCATTCTCTTATGTAATTAAATCGGGTATTGCACAAACAACTTGGAATAGAGCTTTACGAGATACAGTTCACCCTTCAGGTATGGAAGTGTTTGGAGATTTAATTGTTAAAAGTGAGATAGACTTTAATGTAGAATTTAGTGTTGAATCTACAGGATACACATTCTACATATTTGATGCCGATGATCTAGTAACGACAGTTGAAACTGTTGGTATATTAGTAGAGAAAGCGTTATCAGAAACACCAACAGTAACAGAAAATCATGGAATACATTTTGTTCCTGCAGGTAAGACAGATACTACACTTGCTACAGACCAAGGATCTAATCCTTATGTTGTAAGTGGGTATTGGAATGATGATAGTGATGGTATATCATCAGACAATTATAATATTGGAGACGAACAATTTATTCTAGATGTTTCTAAAGCGTTCGTGGAGACACTAACTGTTTCTGATAGTGTTGCAGAAGATGCAATAGATATTAGTTTTGTTAGAACATTTACTGATTCAACAACATCAGTTCTAGATGCTCCAGCCAAACACTTTACTAAATCATTCTTAGAAGCATTTAATAATACATATTGGACACCAGCAAGTGGCACAAATGCGTATACAAACGATTTGGCTGATAATGGTGACAATCAATATTATGTGGCAACAAGTTTAGGATCAGTAACAGCTACAGAATCTATTGATGTAGAAAGAATATTAGGTATTCCAGGACTAGATGAAACAGTATCAGTAACTGAGGTTGCCCAAATAAATACATCATTTAATAGAGCTTTAAGTGATACTGGTACAGCACAAGATCCTACTTTCGTAGTAGATCTAAGTGTTTCTTATACTGATACAACATCTAACACAGATACAAGTGTAGTATCAGTATCCAAAGTATTAGCTAATTCAGTAACAGTTACAGAAGCTGTGGTATTAGCATACTTCAACAATGTAACAGAGTCCGTAACAGTAAGTGATTCTGATACATTACAAATAAATAAACCAGTTTCTGAATCTTTAACAGGATCGGAAGCGATAAACAGTATAAATACAAGTAAAGGTATAACAGAAAACACCTCAGGTGTTGCAGAATCCTTAGCTAATGCACTTAACAAACCAGCAGTAGCTGATAGTGCAGGAGCTACAGACACAGGTATAGGATCAATGCAAGATTATGCAGATCCCTCATATCTTTCAGAGGATTATGTAGGAACCGGTTGGAACTTTACATAAGATAAACATATTAGGAGAAGAAAATGTTTAAAAATGATAAATCAGAAGCTACAGGTAAGCTTACTATTGAAATCAAAAACCCTCAGGGTAAAGTAGTCGAAACAAGGGAAGTAAAAAACCTTGTTGTTGACGACGGCCTTGAATTTATTGCGTCCAGAATGAAGGACACAACATCAACAGCTATGTCTCATATGGCTATTGGAACAGGATCTACAGCAGCAGCAGCTGCTGATACAGCTCTTGGAACAGAAGCAGCTAGACAAGGACTAACATCTACAACTGTTACAGCAAACGCTGTAGCGTATGTTGCATCTTTTGCAGCAGGAACAGGTACAGGCGCTATAACAGAAGCAGGTATTTTAAATGCCAGTTCTGGTGGATCTCTACTTTGTAGAACAGTCTTTAGTGTTGTCAATAAAGGGGCTTCAGACTCAATGACAATTACTTGGACAGTAACAATATCGTAAGGTAAATAGATGGCTCTAGTACTTCGAAGACTAGGTAGGGTTGAATTAGCAAGAACATTCCATAGAGATGTTCGTAATAACAACGACTACTTTCATTTTGCAGTAGGCAGAACAGAGGCTTGGACAGATGAGACAAGCCCTGAATTGCCTATTGACAATGATTCTTATGTCTCGAATTTTAGAAGGAGCATGATGTTTACACAACGGATTGATTCTGCAGATGTTTGTTTACTAGCTAAACGAACAAATTGGCAAACCGGCACCGTATATGATGAGTATGATGATGCTTATACATCAACTAACCAATCATATTCTGGTGCCTCCAATTTAGCAGATGCTAACTTCTTTATAATGACTGATGAATTTAAAGTATATAAATGTATTAGTAATAATAAAAATGGAACTAGCACAGTTAAGCCTACAAGTACAGGAACATCTGTATTTGAACTATCCGATAACTACAATTGGAAATTCATGTTCCAAATCTCAGCATCAGATCAAAATAAATTCTTAGATGCAGATTATATTCCTGTAAGAAAACTAACAGGTAATCCTACACATGATGTTACAGGAGAAGTAGACAGTATTACAATAACAGCAGGTGGAACAGGTTATACCAGTGTTCCTACAGTAGTAATACAAGGCGATGGAGATGGCTTAGCATCTGGTACAGCAACTATATCAGGCGGAGCAGTAACAGGAGTTACAATAACAGCTTCTGGCTCAGGTTATAGTTTTGCTTTTGTAACTTTCACAGGCGGTGGCGGTTCTAACGCAGCAGGTACAGTTAATTTAGGAGACGCAGACGCTCTACCTACATTACAAAGTGCTGTAGAAGGAGCAGCAGTTAGCGGAACTTTAGATAGAGTTATTGTAACAGCAGCAGGACAGGACTATGCAGCAAGTGATGTTCAAGTTACAGTAGAAGGGGACGGAACAGGAGCAGAAGCAAGTGCTTATGTTAACGCAGCAACAGGTTCCCTTACGAAAATAAGAGTAACAAATCCTGGTTCAGGTTATTCTTATGCAGACATAAAAATTACAAACACAGCAGCACCAGGAACAGGAGCAACAGCTAGGGCTATTGTATCACCTCAAGGTGGACATGGTTCAAATGCAGTCAGAGAATTATTTGCTCATAATGTAGGCGTAACAGTTTCATTCTCAGACAACGATAATAGAGATTTAATATTAGGCAATGACTTTAGACAGATTGCTTTAATAAAAAATGTTAAAACACCAGCGGGTGTAACATATACAACAAATACAGCTACAACATGTCATATAATTAATGTGGCGACAGTAGCAGATTATGCAGTAGACGATATCATCACCACAGATGATGGTGGCTCATTTACTGTTATACAAATAGATACAACAAACAAAAACATATATTTAACATCTACAAATCCGGCAATAACAGTTAATTCAACATTAACAAATACCACTCAAAGTAAGAGTAGTTTGAGTATAAATAGTTTAACAGATCCAGAAGTTGATAACGCTACAGGAGAGGTTATTTACTTAGATAATAGATCGCCAATTATTAGATCGGCGGACCAAGTAGAACAAATAAAGGCATTGATTAGGTTTTAACAAATGGCATTAAATTTAAATACATCACCATACTACGACGATTTTAGCGACGACAAAAGATTTCATCGCGTTTTGTTTAAGCCTGGCGTAGCGGTACAAGCTCGAGAGCTAACTCAACTACAAACAATCTTACAAGATCAATTAGATAAAGGATTTGGTTTTGTAATACAAGAAGGCGCAGTTATAACAGGTTGCGCAGAATCTACAGAGTCTGTTAATTGGATTAAAGTTAACGATACAGACGCAGCAGCAGCGGCAATAGACAATACAACACTTGCTAATTATGTAGGAAAGGAAATTGTAGGCGCTACATCAGGATTACAAGCAAGAATTATTGGTACAGAAACAGGAACAGTAGGAGCAGCACCTAATCTAAAAACACTTTATCTTAAATATTTAAATACAGATACAACCTATAGTAATTTTACATCAGGCGAAACCTTAACTGTTTATACGCCTAATGAAGGTCCAGGTAATTCAGCAACAGACTTAAACGGTTTTACTTTTGTTGTAAACAATCTAACAGGTAATAATTTTACAGCCAAATATTACGGAGCAACAAACAAAGTTACATTACAGCCTGGCATTATATATGCTCGAGGTTCTTTTATTAAAACAGATAAAATATCTTGTTTGGTAGATAAGTATAATGAACTACTACCAAAAAATGTAGGATTTGTTGTTGAAGAATCTGTTGCAGGAGCAGCCACAGATTCCTCTTTATTAGATCCTGCACAGGGCTCATTTAACTATAATGCACCTGGTTCAGACAGACTTAAATTTACAGTAACATTAAAAGCTTTTGGTACAGCAGAAACAAAACCAGAAAACTTTTATACATACGCACACTTTGAAGAAGGAGCTATACAAAGAATAAGTCTTAAAGACAGTCCATTACATGGCGTAGGTAATATATTAGCAAATAGAACTTATGACGAATCTGGAAACTATCTTGTTAAAGGTAATACTGTTTCGTTAAGAGAACATTTAAACGAAAATAATAACGGTGGTATATACACAGCAGGCAACGGTGGTTCTAAAGATGCGTTAATGATACAAGTAGATCCTGGTGTATCTTATGTAGGCGGACATAAAAGAGAATTATTAAGCTCTAAGCGTATTCCTTTTATGAAACCTTCATTGTCTATTACAAAAGAGTCACAACCAATATCAACATCTTATGGTAATTATGTTTTAATAGATAATTTAACAGGTACATTTGATGTAGATGGTGGTGAGAAAATAGATCTATATAACAACACAGCAGGAGCCGGCGGAGCAGGTAGTAAAATTGGAGAGGCAAAAGTAAGGCAATTAGTTTACGAAAGTGGAACTATTGGAGCTACAGCAGCGCAATACAGATTATATCTATACGATATCCAAATGCTTAGTGGAGATTTTACAGCAATTAAAAGTGTAGATTTTAATAACGGAGAAACTTGGGGAGGTGTAGGTAATACAGTTCTTGAAAGTAGTGTAACTGTATTGAAAGAAAGTAAGGTAAACAAACTAGTTTATAGATTGCCATTTAAAAATATTAAAACATTAAAAGCAGAGGCAGGCGATACATACGATTACACATTCCAATACCAAAAAGAATTTAATGTAGAATTAGATGCCTCATCTGGTGCTGCAAGTATAACACTTTCAGGCAATGAAACTTTCCCTTATTCAGGAACACTAACAGATACACAAAAACGAGATTTTATAGCAGTAGCAAAAGTAGGATTTACACAAAACTCTGCTGCCGTAGCAGCAGGGGAGTATATAGATTTAACATCAGCAAATAGTAACGCAACAGTTACAGTTACTACCTCAAAATCCATAGAAATAGATTTAGGAGGAGCAGTTACAGGAACAGGTACAATAAGAGTATATGCACCCGTCCAAGTAGCAGATGCTAATCCAATTGCTAAGACGCTTAACACAGCACAATATGTTAAAATAGATACAGGTACACATGTTGCAGGAACAACAGGTGAGTATAATTTAGGTATAGTAGATTTATATAAAATAGAATCAATTACAGCAGGAACAAATTCAGACTATACAACAGGACAAGTAAATGTAACATCAGACTTTAGATCTATTACAGGCCAAGAAGATAGTTATTACGGACAAGCAAAAATATTCCAAAAATCTACAAGCACTTTAAACCTTACAACAAATAGATATATTGTTGTTAAGTTTTCTGCATTTTCAAATACTGTTTCAGGACCATCATTTGCTTGTTTAGATAGTTATCCAGTAGATGATACTTCAAGTCCAGGTCCAGGAACAATTAGAACAGAGAATGTTCCGTTATATAATTCTCAAAAATACGGAGAATTTAATTTAAGAGATTGTGTAGACTTTCGTCCTTATGTAACTAATACAGCTACACTTACAGGAACATTAGGAAGTGCTACAGTTAATCCAACAAACGATAAATTAATCAATAAGCCAGGACAAGGATTAAGTAATCCTCTTCCAACAAAAACATTTAGCACAGATTTAAAATATTATCAAGGCAAAAAACTTAGATTAGTATTAGACTTTGATGGCGAATATAGAATAGTAGAAGGTACATATTCAGATAATCCTACTATGCCAGCAGAGCCATCCAAAGCAATGACAATGGCACTAATTGATTTACCACCTTATCCAAGTTTATCTCCTCAATCAGGTAAACTAGCAGGAAGACTAGACTATACAGCTAGCATTAAAAATGTATCTCAGAAACGATTTACAATGAAAGAGATTGGTGGTTTAGAACAAAGAATTAAAAATTTAGAATACTATGCCTCACTTAATTTATTAGAAACTTTTGCTAAAGATCAAACTATTGTAAATAGTACTGGTGTTGATAGATTTAAAAATGGCATATTAGTAGATCCTTTTACAGGACATAATGTAGGTTCAGTATTAGATCCTAATTATAGAATTTCAATTGATCCTAAATTAAAACATGCTAGGCCGTTCTTTGTACTTGAAAATATTAGAACTCAATTGTTCCAAAATATTTCAGATACAGCAACATACGCAGGCACAGCTTTAAGACTAACAGGTAGCACAATAACTGCACCTTACAATACAAGAATTTTAACAGAACAACAACAAGCATCACAGACTGAGAACTTAGTTAAAGAACTTACATTCCACTGGAGTGGAGACATGGTCCTTACACCAGATGTAGACAACTTTGTAGACACATCAGTACAACCAGCAGTTAATAGAAACTTTGACGGTAACTATGACGCTTGGGAAAACATGGCAAATGCTTGGGGAACACAATGGGGCTCTTGGGAAGACTCAGGTGCAGCAAATGTAACTAGTTCTACAGAATCTATAAATGGTTTTGGAACAAATGGAACAGGAGGCTCACTTGCTACATTTACAACAACTACAACAGAACAAACACAAGTAAGACAAGGCATCGGCTTAGATGTTTCAGCAGGAACAGAAACACAATCATTAGGAAACAAAGTCGTTGATGTGGCATTCGCTCCATTTATGAGAAGCCAATTAATTATTGCAGAAGCTAGCAGACTGAAACCTAATACAAGAGTTTATCCATTCTTTGATGGAGAAGATGTATCAACAAATTGTACAATGCAAGATGGCTCAACTACAACTTTAACAACAGACAATAATGGTGGTATTGTAGTTAGATTTACATTACCTACAGAAAGATTTAAAACAGGACAAAGAGTATTTAAACTTATAGACGATGTAAATAACCAAGATAAGACAGCTAAAACTTCTGCTAATGCTGTATTTGAATCCTCAGGTTTCATACAACAGAAACAAGACACTATATTAGGATTTAAAACAGCTAACATATCATCCACAGCATTTTCAGATAGTCGGGTAGTAACAGATACTAGTTTGGAATATACTATAGGAACAGGAGCACCTTTACCACCTCCACCGGCACCAGTTATTATTAACAATCCTCCGGTAGAGATTATAACAATACAACCTGTTCCAGTACCCGTACCACAGGTTGTATTAACTAATCCACCTGATCCTAGTTTACCAGCTGGTTGGCCTCCAACTTCGTCTTTAACGACAACAGCGGCACCAGTAACAACAACTGTAGCACCGCCAGTAACAACAACAGTTAGAGTGACACCGGTGGCAACAATTCCAACTTTACCACCTGAACCGCCAATACCACCTACATTCCCAACACCAGCGCCTACAGTGGTTACACAGGCACCGGCACCGGATACTGTTCCGTGGAATCCTGGTTTCCCTATAAGAGGATTAGGAACAGGAGGTTGGCCAAGTTTTGTTGTTGATATAGGAGCATCAGTTAACGCTCTTATATTACCAGACATACAAATACCAGCAACTCCACCTCCACCAGAGCCAGAACCAATAGTAATGGATTTTGAAACACCTGAATTAGACTTTGGTGAGAACTTTGGATGGCGAGGACGAGGAAGAGGTTTCATGAACTTTGGCCGTGATCCTTTAGCACAAACATTTACAGTTACCGGTATGCCTGGAGGCGTCTTTGTTACAGATATAGATCTTTATTTTAAAACCAAACCAGCATCAGGAGCTAATGGTGTGGTAATGGAAGTTAGAGAAGTTATTAACGGCGTACCAGGACCTCGTATTGTACCTAATGGACAGAAAAAAGTTTTAAGAACTCGTATTAATACTTCAACAGAATCTGGTGGAGTGACATCATTTGTTCCTACTAAATTCTTATTCGATAATCCAGTATATTTACAAAATGACACAGAGTATTGTTTTGTTCCTAAACCAGAAAATGACGAAGAAGGTTATGATTTATTTATTTCTCAACTCGGAGAGAACCAAATTGGAACAACAGAAAGAATTACTAAACAACCACACGGTGGTATGATGTTTAGTTCTGCTAATGACAGAACATGGTCGCCTAATCAGTCACAGGATATAATGTTTAGAATTAATAGAGCAAACTTTAAGTTAGGAACAACAACAGGAAAACTAGCAAACGAAAACTTAGATTGGATTAAATTTAGTTCTACAAGCACAGGCGAAGATATTACATGGGCACCAGGTAACTTTATACACGGATTCCACACAACATCAGTAACAGCAGGAGCAGGATATACAAGTGCACCAACAGTAAGTGTAAGCAACACAGGTACAAATGGAACAGGTTTTGCTGCTACAGCTACAATTAGTGGTGGAGCAGTAACAGGTATTACAGTTACAAATCCTGGAACAGGATATACAACTGCACCAACGCTTACATTAACAGGCGGAGGGTTTAGTACACAGGGTGCAGTAACAATACAACTTAAAAAAGGATTAATAGAAAACTATAATGCTTTAGATAAACAATTAACAGTAAACAGACAAGGAGACTTAGCTCCATTCTTAGTAGGAGATGTTATAGGTAATGCAGATGGTTATGCAACTATAGGTTCATTTACAGATAAAATAGTTAATGAAGTAGCATTAAACGGAGCCAATATTTTACCTTCAGTTAACACAACACTATTATCTAGAATAGCAATTAACGAAACAAGTGCAGCCTCAGCAGTAGGTGCAGATGGTGTATCAGAAGTATATACAGATATAGATTTTAATGTTACAACAAAATTAGAAAAAGAACATACGCTTTACAGTAGATCAAATGAATTGCAATCAACAGCAGCAGGCGGTTATGCTAATAATAAAACAGCATTAGTTGATTTACAATTTACTACACAGCAAGAAAATGTTAGTCCAGTTATAACAATGGAACAAATGGATTTATTGTGTATCGCTAATAGCGTAAACAACGATGCTACAAATGAAGATACACGATATAAAGGAAACGCTTCTTCTCGGTATATTACAAGAAGGGTTGTGTTGGAAGACGGCCAGGATGCAGAAGATCTAGAAGTATATCTAGATGCCGCTATTCCAACAGAAGGAAGTTTAAAAGTTTACGGTAAAATGATGAATTCCGCAGACGAATCTAACTTCCAAGATGATTTAGGTTGGGTAGAGTTATCATCACAAGTTAGCCCATTTGAATCAACAGAAGATTTTGCAGAATATAAATTTAAAATACCAGCTAAAGGTTCTAACGCAGCAGGACTAAATGGTAGTATATTTGAATATGATGTGAAATCAGTGGCAAGTATTGCTGCTACTGCAGGATCAGGATATACAAGTGTTCCTACAGTTACTATAACAGGTGGCGGTGGTTATGGAGCAACAGCAGTTGCATCCATTAACGGAAGTAACCAAATTTCCGCAATAACGGTTACAAATCCTGGAAGAGAATATACTTCCACACCAACAGTTACTATAACAGGTGGCGGTGGTACAGGTGGCGCTGGTACGCCAACTATAGGTACCGTTACACATTCAGGCTTTAAAACCTTTGCGGTTAAGGTTGTGCCTTTAAGTACTACAACATCTAAAGTTCCGTTCTTTAAGGACTTAAGAGCAATAGCGTTGCAGGCGTAAGGAATTAGAATGACAAACTTACCCAACGGACTTATAAATATAGAGGGAGAACGAGATTTAGTTAGAGATCGTAATTCCAAAGCCTTACTCAATACAAACAATGAAAGTCTTAAAGCATATAAAATCAAAAGAAATGCAAATCTTAAGATCCTAGAGTATGAAAATGATATAAATACTTTAAAGACAGAAATTGTTGAGATAAGAAAAACATTAGAACTTTTAGTCAACAAAATTACATAGGAAGATAAATGGCAACTTTAACATTAAGATCAGCAAAAGGTAGTCCTCTTACGAATAATGAGGTTGACGCTAACTTTACCAATCTTAATACTGACAAATACGAATCAGGAAACAATGCCGTATTCGGTACAGTTTCAGGTACGACGATTAGTGCTACAAGTGTTGCAACAACTGGCGCATTAAGTGTAGGAGGTTCTTCTACATTAAGTGCAACAACAGCAGTCTCAGCAGCAGGTAGTGATTTGGCAGGAGCTACAGCCTTAACGAAATCATATAATATAGTTACAACAGCTACAGCTAACCAAGGAGTTTCACTTCCTGATTGTGCAGCTGGTTTAGAAACATTTATATTAAATGATACCGCAGTAAATTTAAAAGTATACCCTATATCAGGAGAAACTATTGATGGTGGTGGCAGTGGCGTAGCAGTAGATTTGGCACCAGGGCATTCATTGAAACTGGTGGGAGTAAGCGCAACAAAATGGAACAGGTTAAGCCCTGTTATCATTTACAATTCATCAGGAACAAGAGTAAACTAAGGAAACGGGATAATGAGACCACTAAGAATTAAAGCATCAGGTAGTCCTGTTAGTTCCAGTAACATTCAAGGGTTACAGGAAATGACAGATACTGAGATAGAGCAGTATTATAGTGCAATACTTACAAAAGATTTCGCAGATAATCATGACGGCACAAATACTGGGGAAATTAATATTGGTGGCTCAGGAACAACTATTGGCACAGCAACAGATACAAAAAGAGATGACGCAGTAGGAACACACCCTACAGACGGAGCATCTTCTACAGTTACTACTTACACAGCTAAACAAGTAGAAACAACAGTATCTGAAAGTATTACTAACAGACCTTTAGGTTATGTATCATCTGGTACAGTAGGTTTACACGAGTTCGATGATACAGAATTAGACTCAGATATTCTAGATAAAGTAGCTGATGATTTTGTTGCACAAGGAAACTATACAATAGGACAGTATTCATTAAACGCATCTACACCTGCAGGTGGTACATGGACATCTAGATATACATTAACAGATACACAGGTAGATGGCACAACTGCTAACATGTACATTTGGCAAAAAACAACTGCTACAACAGCAGCTGCAACAGATTACAAACCTCTTAAAGTTAAAGATAGTGGCGCAGGTATACAGGAAATGACTGTTGCAGAGATTGAACAACAAATGCCTAACTTTAGAAACTATATTATTTCTAGTGGTAAAGGTAAATATGTTTTACAGGCATCAGCACCTGGTTCAGGTACTTGGGTTCAACAAGGAGACACAGGCGGGGTTACAGACACTAAGAAAGATGTA